TTAAGCCATCCAACGGTTGGTACAGTAAGGTTGATGTAAAGACTGGTGAAATTGAAGATAAGAAATATAGAATCAAAGAAGTTGACAGCAAAGACTTTTGGATGTCAATACTAAAAGACAAAAAGTTTCGTGAATTTGTCGAAAACAAATATCGTGTAGCAGCAACAGATATTATTAAGAATGATGATGTTGATGAAGCATTTGAAGTTGAAACTATGAATGGTGATGATTGATGAAATATAACAAAGATATACTTGGTTTATTTCCTACTCCTTTAGGTGTGTACGAAATTGATAAAGAATTATCTGAAAACGAAATTAATTTTTTTAAAAAAGAACAAAATAATTCTACAAAAAATATAGGAAATTACATTTCCAAAAACAAATATATTTTAAATAATAAAGAAATGCAAAATCTAAAAATCATTTTAGAAAATTGTTTGAATGATTTTTATCTTTCTGTTTTTTGTCCCAAATACGAATCAAAATTATACATAACACAATCTTGGTTAAATTTCACGCAAGAAAATGAATACCATCATTATCATAATCATTCAAATAGCTTTTTATCTGGAGTTTTTTACATAAGTTCGGATCCAAAAATAGATAATATAATTCTTTCAAAAAATGGTTTATTAAATAGTGACATTTTTAATATAGAAACAGAAAATTTTAATGAATTCAATTCTAAATCATATACATTTCCAACAAAAAGTAAAACATTGATAATTTTTCCATCAAAGGTTTCACATGAAGTTTTAAATAAAAAATCTAATAATCTAAGAATAAGTATGGCTTTCAATTCTTTCCTAAAAGGAAAAATTGGCGAAAATGAAAATTTGACGGAGTTAATTTTATGAGCGATGATTATTCAAAACTTAAACATTCTAAACGCAGACTGAAATCGGAAACACACGCAAAAAAACAATCTAAGATTGCAAAAATTTATGGTATTGTAGTCGATAGTATACACAGATATGCCAAGAAACATTGGGCTGACTGTGGTAATTCGGACTGTTCTTTGTGTGGAAACCCAAGAAAAATATGGGGTGAAAAAACAATACAGGAGAAAAGAAGTGAACAGCGAGACAGAACTAACGGTTGAAGAATATGCAAACAGTATGGTTGTTGGTGTTGATTATTCTTTTCAAACACCAACCAATGATACACAATCTGTACACATTAAATTCTTAAAAGGCAAATATGCAGATACCACTATTAGGTATGGTAAAATAAAAATTGAAGAAAAAGATGATGCTGCTCATTTACAATTTGCTTTTGATGTGATAGAATGTAAAGATATAAAGCCAAAAAAATTACAAAAAGATTCGGATTTTATCAAATATGTCGGAGACTTTTTGGTACATCTATTAGCTATGAAAATTGAGGACAATGATGAAGTTGGAACAAACGATACTGAAAAACCTGGTGTTTAATGAGGATTATCTAAGAAAAGTATTACCATTTTTAAAGAAAGAGTATTTTACAACGAATGCCGAAAAGGTAATCTACAATGAAATTACATCATTCACTCAAACTTACAATAGCTCGCCAACAATTGAAGCACTTAGTATTGCCGTCAAAGAAAAGACTAATCTCACAGATGATGAAGTACAGAGATGTGAGGATTATCTCAAAGAAATACAAGATAATAAAGAAACAAGTACCGAAATTCAATGGCTTGTTGATAAAACCGAAAAGTTTTGTCAAGAGAAAGCAATATACAACGCAGTACTTGGGTCAATTTCTATTCTCGATGGCAAAGACAAACAACACGACAAAGGTCAGATTCCCAAGATATTATCGGACGCCTTATCGGTAAGTTTTGATAATTCTGTTGGGCATGACTATTTGGAGAACTCTGATGACCGATTCGAATTTTATCACAGAAAAGAAGAAAGAATCCCATTTGATCTTGAATATTTTAACAAGATTACAAAAGGTGGCCTTCCAAACAAAACTCTTAATATTGCCCTTGCTGGCACTGGTGTTGGCAAGTCTCTTTTTATGTGCCATGTTGCCGCTGGCTGTATGGTTCAAGGTAAAAATGTTCTTTACCTCACGTTAGAGATGTCTGAAGAAAAGATTGCAGAGCGTATTGATGCAAATCTTTTAAATGTTGATATCGGTGATCTTCAAGAATTGCCGAAAGATATATATGATAAGAAGGTCGCTCGTGTTCGAGATAAAACGACCGGCAAACTAATCATCAAAGAATATCCAACCGCATCAGCTTCAGTAATTCACTTCAGAACTCTACTAAATGAACTTAATCTTAAGCGTTCTTTTGTTCCCGATATTATTTTTATTGACTACCTTAATATTTGCTGTTCTGCTAGGATTAAACCTGGCGCTTCTATTAACTCGTACACCTATGTCAAAGCAATTGCTGAGGAGTTACGGGGATTGGCTGTGGAATTCAACGTACCTATTGTTAGTGCGACCCAAACCACTAGAAGCGGGTATACATCAAGTGATCCGGGACTGGAAGATACTTCAGAATCGTTTGGCTTACCTGCGACAGCGGACTTAATGTTTGCTTTGATTTCATCTGAAGATTTGGACCAACTTGGCCAAATTATGGTGAAACAATTGAAGAATCGTTATAATGATCCAACATTTCATAAGAGATTTACTGTTGGTATCGACAGAGCAAAAATGAAGTTATTTGATATTGAACAGGCTGCACAAAATAATATTGTTGATGCTGGTCATAAAGGCCAAGACAAACCTATCAATACTTTTGGTAATGGTGAAAAGAAAAGCTTTCAAGGATTCAAAGTATGAAATTGAGTGTCGATGACGCTTTGCATTGTGCAAAGGTCTTTGAGGATTACTTTGGCAATTTTGATCGCATAGATGAATATATGCGTGATCAAAAGATAAATTCACTATCAGAGATTCCCACATCATTATTTCCACCAGAAGATGATCTGTTTTCAGATTTCTCTATGTCACCAGCAGACATGGATTTTGTTATTGAGGAAACTCCAAATGAAACATGGGAAACACTTTTGGCAATTACCAGTTCCCATGTGAACATTCAACCGGTAGGCAAACAACTCAGAGTTGGTATTAAAGAGAAGAATACAGGAAAGTATGTGGGGTTCATTCGAATGGGATCACCAGTCATCAACTGTAAACCTCGTAATGATCTTCTTGGACAAGTTTTTACGCAGAATCCAGACTGGTCTAAACGATTCAATCAGTCTGCAATCATGGGTTTTGTTATTGTACCATCACAACCATTTGGGTATAATTATCTTGGTGGTAAATTACTTGCTGCTATTTGTTGTTCTCACCAGGTGAAAAAATTATTGGACAAAAAATACAATATGGAAACTTGCCTCTTTGAAACAACCAGTTTATATGGTAGTACCAAACAAGTTTCACAATATGATGGCATGAAACCACTAATTCGTTATCAAGGATTGACAGATTCAGATTTTTTGCCTATGATGCACGGTAAACCATACGAAGATTTGAAAAACTTTGTTGAAGATAAGCTTGGTAAAATTGTTGATGACAATATTTCAAGTAGAAAATTAAAGATCAGCATGAAGATTATTTCATTGACTAGGTCAGCATTAAAAGATAGTCCAAAACTAGAAAAATTCGAACAGATAATCAATAATGCAAAGAACTTGACCGAACAAAAGAGATACTATTATTCTAATTATGGTTTTAAGAACTTTATTGATTATGTGAACTGCAAAACAGACAAGTTGATACCAGACGAAAACTATGATAAGTTTGATTTGTCAAATATCATAGACTGGTGGAAAAAGAAGGCAATGAACCGTTATGAGAACCTAAAGTCTGATGGTCGATTAAGAAACGAAATCGAAATTTGGACCTCTGGAAAAGACATACAAATAATCAGATAAATATTTTTATTTAATTTAAAATGGCCGATACTACCTCACTAGCTGAATCATCACAAGCTTTCTTTTGTGCGATTGCAGATTATTTGCAAATCAAAGGAAAAAGCTTAGGTGAATTCTTAGATCCAAAAAATAAAGAATTGGATGAGTTTTCCAAATTTGACAAAAAATGGAAAAGTGCTTTCAAGGCAAAGAATGATTCATTACAATCCATATACGATAAATTTACTGAAGCTTCAACTGGAGCTCAAAAAATTCCTTATGGTGATATAGAAGGTTTTTTAATGACAGAAAAAACATGGTACATTTCTTCTGCATTGATTGGTAAAAAATTAGTAGAAGATATAACCACCATCTCAACTGGATTTGCCAAAAAACCTAACATTAGTGATGTTTGGTACTATCGTGGTGACAAAATGATTATGAAAAATATTGAGTCACTTTTCAAAGAAGCAAATAAAAATAAGGCCGCACCACAATTTGGTGACATTAATAAATGGTCACCAGCCGATATCTATTTCGCTACAGATAAGGCTTCAAAAAGAATAAAAGAAAATGTAGATTTATATGTAACAGGTCGTGGTAAAAGTTATGGTTTTGATATCATGAACAATATGATTAGCGAACTGATAACATCAGGAGATCTATTACCCATATCATTAAAAAAACAAACAAATACAGTTACAATTAAAAAAGTAAATTTTGATAAAGTTGAAGAACAAACAGCGATACTAAAATATGAATATCACGGTTTAAAACAACCATGGAAAAAATACACATTAAACCAACCACAAACTAGAGATCTACAAATAAAATTTTCCCAATCTGATCGTGAAATGATTAAAATTAGACACGATGCTTCAACTGCAACAATGAAAGCAGAATTTGAAAGCAGAGATATGGAGGCAAGAGGTGGTTCTATTGGATCATGGAATATATTCTGCGATATCGTTTCATATATCGACAAACAGTTGGCTACAAAACTTCTTAATGATTACAAAAGAGGTAATGAGAAATATAAAGTTCAAGCTACTAAATTACGAAAAGAGTGGGAAGAAAAAGATAGAAGGTTAAGAAAACCAGAAGCTAAAAAAATGGCTAGAGCAGATTTTGATCAAGAACGTGGTGCTTTAAGTGCTATGTTGGTTACAAATGAGGTTTTTCCTACACTTATAGATTGGTTAGAAAAAAACAAAAGAAACATTTCAAATGCACAAGATTATGTTTCACCCTCAGATAGATTGATACAAGAATTATTTAAATACATAACTTCCAGAACAGATGATTCTGGTAAATTCATTATTGCAAAATAGGAATAATTATGGCACTCATTGACTTTGATAAATTGGCAAAACAGTATGAGATGGATGATGATTTTGGATTTTCTGCTGTCAGCGAAGAAGAATATAATAAGGTTATTTCAGAAAAAGCTGATACGGTAGAAGAATTTAGAGAGAGACTTCAACAAGTTGAAAAGATCATTATTCCTTTCCTAACTAAACTACATACTACAGGCGATAAAGAATATATCTATTGGCCAAACCGCAAACCAGTTATTGAAAAACAAATAGAAAGAATATTGAAACTTACTAGGACTTGATTATGTCTGCTACTGTGATTATACCAACTACTGGTTCTCCAGAGTTGAAATGTGCGATTGACTCCGTATTAAATCAAACATATCTCACCACTTGTTATGTTGTTGCTGATGGACCAAAATTTCATCAAGCAACAGATGAAATCGTAAAACAATACTCATCAGAAAATATTAAACTGTGCCACCTTCCCATAAATGTTGGTGCGAATGGTTTCTATGGCCATCGTGTTTATGCGGCCTTCACTCACCTTGTTGATACTGATTATATAATGTATCTAGATCAAGATAATTGGTATGATGAAAATCATGTAAAATCTTGTATAGATAATATAAGGAAAAATGATTTAGATTGGTGTTATTCTCTTAGAAAGATATACAGTAAGAGTGGTGATTATCTATGCAACGATGATTGTGAATCTCTAGGCAAGTGGAAAACATATCATGGAATAAACCATATTGACACCAATACATATTGCCTTAAAACAGAAGTTGCGATAAGATTAGCTTCTGTATGGCATGGTGGCTGGGGCCAAGACAGAGTTTTCTTATCCACAATATCACAACATTTTACAAAATGGGATTGCACGGGACTTTATACTGCAAACTATCGTGTTGACGGTGGGCCAGGATCAGTCAATAAAGAATTCTTTGATAACGGAAATGAAGTAATGCGAAAAAAATATAATGGAGAGTACCCGTGGAGAAAGACCTCATAATTGGTGGTTTCACCAACTACAATTACAATCAATTAAAACCGTGGGTTGAGTCCATCGATGAGTGTGGATTCACTGGTGATAAAGTTATGGTTGTTGGCAATTCGTCAGACGAAACTAAAGAAGAATTACTGAAAAGAAATTTCAAATTAGTTCAAATGCCAAATGATACAAATATTCCCATTCATGTGCTTCGTTTTCTTTACATTTATGAATATTTAAAATTACATTGGCAAGAATATCGTTATGTTGTAACAACAGATGTTAAAGATGTTTACTTTCAAAAAAATCCATTTGAATGGATAGAAAACAAATTCGATAAAGATATACTCTCATATGGTATCGTTTGTGGTTCTGAATGTTTGAAATATAAAGATGAACCATGGGGTAATGATAACTTAATGCAAACTTATGGGCAGTATGTGTATGACGAATATAAAGATAAAGTTATTTACAATGTTGGAGTACTAGGCGGCCGTGCCGAATACATTAAAGACTTAGTATTTCATATCTTTACGAATGGCGTAAACCGTCCTATTCCGATTGTTGATCAAGCAGTATTCAATGTATTAATTGGTAAACAACCTTTTAAAGATATTACATACTTAGCACAAATGTCTGATGCGTTTGCTTGTCAAGCGGGAACTGTGGTTGATCCAAGTAAAATAGAACATTTCAGGCCAAATCTAACGGAAAAGGAACCTATCTTTAAAGATGGCAAAGTTTATAATGCTGATGGCGAAGAATTTTATATTGTACATCAATACGATAGAGTTCCAAAATGGAAAGAAAGTGTGATGAAGAAATATTCATTAGAAGATTTAATAGTGATAAGGACATAAAATGAATTATGAACAAGAATTTATTGACGCTTGTAATAAGTCAACAGATATAAACGAACATTTACCTCGTCTGTCTGAATTGGCATCAGAGTGTAAACAAGTAACAGAGCTTGGTGTTGGTTGGGCTCAGAGCACAAGAGCTTTTTTGAGACACGGTAATGAACTGCACTCATATGAATTTGATCCACTTCCAGGAGTTATGGAGTTTTTTGTCAATGCTCGAAAAGGTGGTCGTGATGTTAAATTTCATGTGGCCGACACACGAAAAGTTGTGATAGAAGAAACAGATTTTTTATTTGTTGATAGCCTTCATGTATATGAACAAGTTAAGGAAGAATTAAGACTTCATGCAGCCAAAGCAAGAAAATATATTGGATTTCATGACACAACATCATACGAATTTAATGGTGAGTTTGGTGGCAAAGGTATATGGCCTGCAATTCAAGAATTTATAGATTCACATCCAGAATGGAAAATGATTGAACGCAGATATAACAATAACGGTCTAA